TCGTTGACTTCGTCGTCGTCTATCGCATCATTATCAGATGTTTCACTGTTGCTGTCGGCATCGATGGTATCATCCTCTTCGTCATCATCCACGTCATCGCGTTTGGGATGCAGCTTCAAGGGTGCATCATCATCATTTATACTCGCGTAGTCAATTTTAACGTTCATGTGATGCGTACTATGTCTTTGTATATTTATCTATTTATCTTTCTTTATACTTTATACTTTTTTTACTCAATTTTAATTTTTAAATAAAAAATTTAAAAATTTAAAAATATCTTATAAATTTTCAATTGCGGTTTTCTTTCCATGACAGTCTCGGCAAAGCGCAACTAAGTTATCGATATGGTTTGTGCCGCCGTGTTCCAGTCGCATGATATGGTCAACCTCGTACCAAGCAGGGAGTTGACGATTGCAGTGTCCGCATTTCCATCCTTGTTGCGCAGCCACAAATTTTTTTTTAGTTTCACTCACACACCGTTTTGTTGATGTTTTTCCTGATGTCAATACTTTATTTTGTTTTTGATTGAGTCCTCCACCAAATTTTGCAGGTAAACTTGGATTTGGATTTGGGTTTGCATTTTGAAATAGTGTCGTTTTATTTGTAAAATCCAAAAATGGGCTCAAAACATCGGCCGTGTCTTTGCTTACCGGCATGTATTTTATAATGTCGTTTGCGTGCATAAACATGGTACGCGATTGGTCAGGGTTTTTTTTTGAAAATAAGTAAATTGACAATCCGACAAACGCAAATGTGGCCATTTTAATATACTTCTGAGATGATTGCAAACTTTTAAGAAATTTACCGTCGTAATATGTGTTTGCAATCAAAAAAGCGGTGATGATAAATATNATGTATTCNGTTTTCATTTCTTTATTGTNTCCTACTATAATTGTATTTTATTATTTATTGTGTAAAACATATGCGCCATACANTCCAACAACTAAAATGGAAAAATAAATAAACTTTTGCCGGTATTTCAATTCATCCATAATTGCTATCTTCTTGGGTACGTAATGCAAGTAATACGCATTAAGCGCTTCCGTCATGGTAAACTCATCTTTATGAATCGAGGCGTTTACTTTGTTGTGTATGAAAACAACCCATTTTAAGAATGATTCTCGTGTGTCTAAATACGGCGTTACTGGATATTTGTCGAGCAACACACTGAACCGATTTCCAATTGCGTAGTCTGGTAAAAAAAGGGGCAAATTTTGTATGAAGTCATAATACTTTTTACGTGTAACACCGTTTGCATGTTCCGGATATTTTACTGCCATGGTCATAAGCACAAACCAAAAATGCGGCCCCCATACTTCAGCATCCAGAGTTTTGGGAATTTCCATATGTCGTCACTTCTTTGTTCCTTTATTATTACATTTATAAATTGGAGGAATAAACGTAAATAACTAAATAAACAGGACTTGTGTGTATACAAAAACCATATAAGATAAGATAAGATAACAAGGGTAACATTAACGCAGGATGAATCGCACCGCCGTCGAGCAAGTTGACAAATTTGAAGAGTCTCATCATTCACACAGTTATCACTTTTTTTGTAACAACTGTGGGAAATACGGAAATCATTCTTATAACAACTGTAAGTTTCCGGTGACAAGTATTGGACTCATTGCGGTTCGTCGTTCTTGTTATTCGGACGCGCAATCTGAAACCAACTACAACTATGAGTTTTTAATGATACGTCGGAAGGATACACTTGGATTTGTGGATTTTATTCGAGGGAAGTACACGTTTTCAAATTATATTCATGTTAAAAATATTATAGATGAAATGACGCTGAACGAGAAGAATCGTCTTTTGAATTGTGACTTTAAACAGCTCTGGACAGAAATGTGGGGCAGCTATACAAACTATCAGTTTACGAGTGAAGAAATGCAATCGAGAGATAAGTTTAATAAACTTAAGTCGGGTGTATTTTTTAAAGGTTTGACCACGTGTGTCACACTTCGCGAGTTAATAGAACGGTCTCCAACCCGATGGAAAAATGCAGAATGGGGGTTCCCAAAAGGGCGTCGAAACAATCAAGAATACGACATCGACTGTGCGTTACGTGAAAACTTGGAAGAAACCGGATACCCAATTAAAAAAAATGACATTTTATCAAATATTGCTCCATTTGAAGAGGTGTTTATTGGGTCAAATTTAAAAAGTTATAAACACAAATACTTTGTGTCGTTTATAAGCAACGACTTGCAGCCGATTACATCATTCGAGAAATCTGAAGTCAGTAAGTTGAAATGGTTATCATTCGAACAATGCGTTAAAAAAATTCGACCATACAATACAGAAAAAATAAAAATGTTGAACCGAATATACACTTTATTAACAACCGCCTGTGTGGTGAAACACAAAACTTGACTTAAATAATATTTTAGTATTATATATTAAGTATTTTTCTTGTTTTTGATATACGTTTTGAAGAAAATGGAATATCCAGCATCCATTCTAGAGTTAGAATTAGAACAAGGATTAGAACCAAGACTTGAACCAGAACCAGTTGTAAAGCGAAGAGGGCGACAGAAAGGTTATCAAGTAACGCAAGCGACAAAAGACAAGATTGCGGCTACAAGAAAAAATAGAAAAACTTTAAGTATTACCATGGGCAACATGGTGCCACAAGAAGAAGAAGGTGCAAAAAACCGCCAAAAAAGATGTCCAAATGGAACGCGCAGAAATAAACGCACCGGTGACTGTGAAGCCATTCCCCAACATCCAGATGTACCGTTACCGGCACAATTACCGGGACCGTTACCTTTAAACCGCAAACGGTGTCCAAAAGGCACTCGTAAAAACAAACGCACTGGTGAATGCGAAAAAATAAATATCAACCAGAAACGGTGTCCAAAAGGTACGCGTAAAAATAAATTCACCGGTTTTTGTGAGCCAGTTAATGTTAATATTCAACCTGAACCAGAACTTGATGAAAATGAAGTTGCTAACATCCAGCCAGATGGTTCATTTGGTTCATTTCAAGAAGCATCGCTGCCGTCTGAGATTCCGTCACCTCTTCAAAACCAAGAATCATCCACTCCTCAACCTGAACCGGTGGAACCTGAATCTGAACCGGTGGAACCTCAACCGGAACTAGGGGAACCTCAACCGGATGCTTCTAGCGAAAAACCATCTACGCCCGAATCATATAAACAACCCGCAAAACCAGAAGATGAAGATGCGGTACAACTTTACCCGGAACCAGGAAACCCAAATTTTAATGAAATCATCGCAAATAAACGAGAGTTTCATGAAGTGCGTCATGACAAAATGGACGAGTTTACGGTGGAAGAGTACGCAAATCGCATATGTTCTGAAACGGAAACTAGCGTGTTTGAACTTGCGCCGCATCAATTGTTTGCCAGAAACTTTCTTTCCGCACTCACACCGTACAAGAGCCTTTTGTTATACCATGGACTAGGTACCGGAAAAACGTGCTCAGCAATATGTGTTGCCGAAGAAATGAGAGATTACATGAAAGAAATGGGAGTTAACAAGCGCATTTACGTGATTGCAGCTCCTACCATTCGGTTGAATTTTAAACAACAGTTGTATAATGAGTCCAAGCTCGTTTTGAATCGAACTACTGGGGAGTGGACAATGAATACGTGTGTAGGTAAAAAACTTTTAAAGGAACTTCGAATCAAGCCGGTTTCTGCTGATATAACCGACGTTCAAGAAGCACGGATTAAGGCCTCTATATTGGCTCGTATTAAGTCGCTCATCCAGAGGACGTATTCTTTCATTGGATACGAAAAACTTCGACTGGTAATTGAAGAGACCCTTTTTGGAAAAGGCAAGCTTCGAAATCCAGAAAACGATATTTTAAATTTGACCGACGTGCAAAAACAACGCATTCAATCCCGGTTCGATGATACGCTTATTATTATTGACGAGGTTCATAATTTACGAACCACTGGTGAAAATGAAAGCGATGATGCCAAAATGACAGGGAAACTTTTGACAGTTGTAGCTCGACATACGCGCAACATGCGGATGCTCTTGTTAACCGCGACTCCGATGTATAACAGCCCAAAGGAAATTTTATGGCTCATCAACTTGATGCGCATTAATGACAACCGACCCGAGGTGGCGTATAATAAAGTATTCGTCGGGTCGGGTACGGATGAAACTATCCGAACCGCAACTGACGAGGATGCTTCCAGGTCGGCATATTCAAGCGGGAAAGAAGTACTTAAAAATGCATCTTATGGATACATTTCTTACGTAAAAGGAGAGAACCCATTCACGTTTCCGTATCGCATCTACCCAAAAGACCATTCGCCAGAGTGTTCCTTTTTTTCAGAAGGTGGAAACGCGGTTCCATTTCCAACCGTAAATTTTGACAATGTTCCATATCCGGCTTCAGACATCGCGAAAGAAACTCGATTTTTAGACATTTACCTTACTCCAATCGGCAAAGAACAACAACGTGTTTATGATTCCTGCATACAGCGTTTAAAGTCATCCCGAGGTCAACCCGATGAGCCGGCTGAGGCGGGAGAAGTTGACGCTGACTCTGATTCGGATGCTAATAATTCTGATTCTGACTCTGAGAATGAAGATTCAAACACGGATTCACATTCTGAAACGCCCAAAGAAGAACCTGAAGCTGAAGAAGCCAAGAAAAAACTAAAACCTAAACCTACCAAACCTACCAAACCTACTTATGATGAAGTGGGTACAAAGTTTGGATTCAAATCAAGAAACGCGCTTCAAGCGCTTACAATGACGTTTCCTGGTTCTGATTCTGATGAAAAAATGCTCGTAGGCCAAAGCGGGTTCAAACAAGTTATGACAAGTGCAGTAACATCTAAAAATGGTCAAGATGTGGTAAAGTATTCATACAAGGACGGGGTTGAACGCGTGTTCGCTAGAGAGAATATTGGAAAGTGGAGTAATAAAATTGCAAGCGTGTGCAAACACGCGGAAGAGTGTGACGGCATTGTGCTTGTATACACCGAATACATTGAGGGAGGAGCCGTGCCCGTTGCTTTGGCACTTGAAGAGCACGGGTTTCGCAGGTACGGAGGCAAAGATGACAACTTATTGACGAATCCGACTCCGTCAACCGAACAACCACCATCAAAGAAACCTAAACCATGTTATACCCTTATAACTGGAAACAAGATGCTTACGCCAACGAGCGTAGTTTCAGTCGCAACTGCGAAAAATAATGCCAAAGGACAGGTAATAAAAGTAATTGTTATCACAAAAGCAGGGTCAGAAGGAATCGACTTAAAAAATATACGACAGGTGCACGTGATTGACCCGTGGTACAATTTGAGTTTGATTGAACAGGTCATTGGTCGCGCGGTTCGAAATTGCAGTCACGTTGATTTACCCTTTGAGCAACGCAACGTATGCATATTCATTCACGGCACGCGTTTGTTGGGAGAGGGAGAGGGAAGAGATACCGTGGAAGCAATTGATGTCAGTTTATTGCACCATGCCGAAAACAAAGCCAAACGTATCGGTAACGTGAATCGAATTCTCAAGAAAAATGCGGTGGACTGCAACTTGAACAAGGGATACAATGTGCCCCAGTTCAAAGACGGAAACAGCGTGGTTCGGCAAGTACTTACCACGTTTTCGAGTTCAAGTCATTCAAATCCCGTTGTTATCGAACGGTACGACGTGCAAATGAAACCGAGAACGGACGCGTGTGACTATCAAGACGAGTGTGACTTTGGGTGTGAACCGTTGATTGCAGACGACGAGTTACAGTCCATGGGAAGCGATATGGACACGTACAATATGAAATTTTTGGAACTGAACAGCGAGCGAGTAATTCACCGGGTTAGGGCGCTGTTCAAAGAGCGGTTCTTTTATACGGAAGACGAGCTATTTCGACACATAAATCAAGTTAGAACCTATCCCGACGAACAAATTATGGTAGCAATTCACACCTTGATTACCGACCCGTACGAAATACTTACTGATGGGTACGGTCGCAGCGGACGCCTTGTTCAAATTGGAAACTACTACTTGTTTCAACCCGACGGAATAACAAATCCAAAAATTGGACTGAGAGAAAGAGCAATGCCGGTAAAAGAGGGGGTTGATGCAATTCAAGTCGACGTACAACAACAACAACAACAACAACAACAACAACTCGGTATTGATGCTCAAAAGGCACAGTCGCAAGTAGGAAAGTTGTATGGCAAGTATAAAATATTATTAGAATCAATAAGTTCTATACCCATGTCAGCGTCAACGGAGTTAAAGGATGAATTTATTTTATATGCATCTAAGTTTATGAAAAAACTAACGGAAGTTGGAATTGCGAACCGTGAAACGATGCTACGTGTTGGGCTGTCGCACTACTTGGATATGTTATCACTGGAAGATATGAAACAACTTGCTAACCGACAGCGAAACCACGTCGCGGCGGCAGAATTTGAAGAACTACTTGATAAATACATAGAGCAGTGCGCTTTTCCATGCACGACGAGCAATCCCGATGCGCAGACACAAATATTGATTAGTACAACACATAATTTAACAAGCTGGACAGACACTTCAGACAATAAAGTTAAACCGAGAAATGAAGACACTGCGGATAATTATGTCCATAATTATGTAAAACGAATGTTGGAAACTAAAGTTGAGTTTATTGCACGCNCTCACAAAGATAAACAGTGGAAAGATTCATCTACCGAACTTGCCGACCCGACTCTTTCGACTCTTCGTGCGTGTGTTTCAAATTGGGTTTTATCATCGCTTAACCTGCCGCTGGTTCGTTCAACCGGGAAAGACACTGTGTATGATGGTGTACCATACAAGGTTGGGTGTTTGCGATGGTCATCTGCAAAATCAGAACATGAGTTCATTTTAGTTGACTTGAAAATACAAAAAAGTGTTATTCACGGACAAGTGCCAACGAAAAAACCAGAGGTTGTTCAGTTATTACAAAGTATTCTTGGTTCAAAGGGGCATACCCTGGAAACGTTTATTAAAGAAAAGGAAAAAGAAAAAGAAAATGTGGGAGAACGGGGACGGGAAGGGGAACAACAGGAGAGTATTAAGAAGGCGAAGGCGAAGGCGAAGGGTGACGTGAAAGAAACAATTCAGGGGTTAATCGTATTTACAGAACTGTTATTAAGAGTGCTGGATATACAAAAAATAGGCGAAAAAAGATGGATGCTTCGTCCGTGCGAATTACAGCTGGTTACAAAAGTGGGAAGCATTTCTCATGCAAATAAATAGAACCCGGAACCCGGCGCATCATTCATGTTGTTATTCCCGCCTTTTGCATTTTCTTGCCTAGTCTGCATCTAGATACGGCTCCTCTTCGAGTTCTACCTCATCGGGTTGCGTTTCAGATACCGATACCGCGGGAGGTATGTACATGTTCGAATCTACATTTAAAGTGCTGTTTTTTTTGGGTTGTTTGCCTTTTAGTTGTTTCAAT